CCATTAATAGAGAATTTTCAGACATCGGTTGCACCGGGCATTGATAGTCAATTCGCTGGGTCTGGAAGGTTTGGTTCAGGGTTATATGCTCAATCAAGGAATAGAGCAGAAGATTCTTTAACAGATAGTTTGGCTGATAAATCAATGGATATTGCATATCAAAATTATGCAAATGAACGCGCAATTCAAGATGGTCTTTTAAATCAAGCGGATGCGCTAAGTCAGCTAGAATATGGCGATGCACAAATGTTAGCAAACATTGGAAAAACCAGAGAAGATTATGCTCAAGCGGATTTAGATGACCAAATTGCCAAATTTGATGCAGAGCAGTCTCAGCCATTTGATTTTTTAAATGCATACTCAGATTTGATTAATAAAGGCACTTATGGCCAACAAAGTACACAACCAGTTTCTCAGGATAAGGGAGGCCAATTGCTTTCAACATTAGTAACATTAATGAATTTAGGAGCATAATAAAATGAATTTAGGTACATTCTTCAGCACATTAATGAGTGCCAATCAAGCCAATCAAGCGCCAGCAACTCCAAACTCTGTCGTTCCACCCTCTGTTATTGCCACTCCAAAACCTAATATTCCTTCATTGCCTATGGCAAAGCCAAGATTTAGTAATGTTCCACTTCCAATGGCTAAACCAGAACCGCCAAAACCAACCTTTATGCAGAATTTAGGTAGGAACTTACAAGGCTTTGTTAAGCCTCAAAATGAAATGCAAAGAAAGGCAAACTTAGCTTTTGCAGCAAAATTAGCGCAAGCATCAAGGCCGCAGTTGGGTGTTTTAAACAAAGGAATAGGCGCAACCATTGGTAATCTTGGAGAGGCATTGCAATCAAGAGAGGAAGCACTAGCACCCAATATACGTCAGCTGGGAAATGTTTTAGTTAAGATTAATCCTGATGGAAGTGTTGAGCCTTTATATGACCCAAATACTGGAGAAGATGAAACTTTATCAAACACTCTTCAAAAAGCTGAAACACAAGACCTAGAAGATATACAACTAGGCCAAAGTTTAACTGTTGATGCCGGTGAGTTTATCAAGATGATTGATAATAAAAAGTTAACTTTTGGGGTTTTAAATAGTGCTGGCGATTGGATGGAAAATCTTGTAGGTGGCACAGAAGAGTCAAGAAATAGTAATCAATTTAATACATTTTTACAAAGATTAAGAAATGCTCAACTAAGACTTAATAAAGGGGTTCAGACTGAAGGTGATGCGATAAGAGCAATGCAAGAGATGGTTGCGGTAGGAGATACAAATAACTCTGCAACAATCAGAGCCGGTTTGGTTAATTTACAAAATAGAAGTCGTGTCCTTATTGACTTTAAAAAGAGACTTATTAATCAGAGAAGAAAAGCTCAGAATGTTAAGGCATTTGATTTTAGCACAATTAGAACACCCGCTCCAACTGTTCAATCGGTTGGCGAGCAATCACAATCTGCCGGTGGAGGGTCGGGTTCTACAACTAATGACATAGAATTTGAGGTGGTTGGATAATGGCAATAATTGACATAAAAGGTGTAGGTAAAGTTAAGGTTAATGATAAGTTTCTTGAGCTTCCTAAAGAAGAGCAGCAAGCTACCTTAAGAGAAATTAGAAACAAAATATTAGCTAAAGATGCAAAGCCAGCTGGCAAGGCAACAGTTAGTGGTGGAGCAAGAACTGTCGGGCAAGGATTGTCTTTAGGATTTGGCGATGAAATAGAGGCGGGTTTAAAGACTGGATTTGGCTTTCTAGGAGATTATTCAAAAGAAAGAGATAAAATCAGAGGCGATATAAAGGATTTTAAAAAGGCGGCTCCAGCATTATCTTTTGGATTAGAACTTGGCGGAGGACTTTTAACCGGCGGAGTTGGTGGAGCAAGAACACTTGGAGCAATGCTTGGTAAAAAAGGAATGCAAAAGTTAGCTACTCAGGGTGTTAAAGGCAAAGCAAAAATGGGTGCGGGTTTAGGTGCTACAGAAGGCGCGATCTATGGCGCGGGTACTGGAGAAGATGCCGCTTCAAGAATAGGTGGCGCTGTTATTGGCGGAGGATTAGGCGGTGCTTTAGGCGGCGCATTACCGGTTGCTGGAGGCTTATTAAAAGGAACTGGCCAAAGGTTAGGTGTTGTGAGTGGAATGACCGGTAAGAAAGGTCTTGAAGATATAGGTGACAGAAAAATCATTGAGGCTCTTCAGCAAGACAAATTAACTGTTCAGCAAATACAAGATTTAGTCAATGCCGGAAAAGTTAACAATAAGATGCTTGCTGATTTTGGCGGGGTCGCAACTCAAAGGCTATTAAGAGGCGCTGGTGGTGCATCTATGGAAGGTGCAAACACAATGACTAAAAGATTAGAAAAAAGAGCGGTTGAGTCTGCAAACGAGGTCGCAGATAATTTAGGTGGTATGCTAGTTAACAATAGAACTGCATTAGAAACTGTTGATGATATTATAGCGCGTCAAAAGTCAGCCGGTAATAGTTTGTATGATAGTGCTTTTAAAACAAGTAGTGGATCAGCAGTAACTGTTCCAATAACAAAAACTTTAACTAATATGATGAAACTACCCGGCTTTGATAGGGCAGTTAATCAAGCGCAACAATTAGCAAAACTTGAAGGTAAACCATTTAATTTTAATCCAAAATCAAAATCAGTAAGATTGCAAGATTTACATTATATAAAAATGGGACTTGACGATGTTTTGGACTTTGCAAAAACAGACAAATCACTAGGTATTGGTGGTGTTACTCGAAATGCTTTATTGCAAAGAAGAAAAGATTTTATAAAAATACTTGATGATGCCGCTCCAAAAGCTAATGGCAAATCAACCTATGAAACTGCAAGGAATACTTATGCCGGTGAGTTCGCTTTAAGAAACTCCGTAGAAGACGGAACTAAAATTTTTCAAACCAGTAAATTCCCAAGCGCTGAAAGTATTAAAAGACACGTAGCTAAATTAACAGACAGCGAACTTGAATCATTTAGAGTTGGGGTTGTTGATTCAGTAAAACAAAAATTATTCTCAAGAACTGATAGAGCTAACCCTTATAAAGCTATTTTTGGGAATAAAGAGTTGAGAGAAAAACTGCGCGCCACATTTAAAAATGAGTCACAGTTTAAGGCCTTTGAAAAAAGAATGGAAGAAATATCCAATCAATTTAAAACAAGAGAAAGAACTGGTGTTTTTCAAGGATCAAGAACTGCCGGAATGGGAGAGGATATAAACAATTTAGTTGACCCACCTCAAATTACTGCGCTTTCAAGGCTTTCTCGTGCGCAAAGAGAGGGCGGAATGTTAGGCTCTGGTCTAGAGCTATTTAGTTTAGGGAATAGACTCCTTGCCGGCGGTTACAAGCAAATGGGTGAGCCAATAGGCGCAAGAGTTGCTAATGATTTAACCCAATTAGACCCGGCAAAACAATCGGCATTATTTAGAAGATTGAAAGACAAAGAAGCTGGCGAGATTTCAAGACAGAACAGATTATTAAGAAAGTCATTAGTAGGCTCTGGTAGTGCTGGTGCTTTAAGTGGAAATATAACTCAAGAGAGGTAAATATGAGTAAAGATAAAATATCACAATATTCTGCAACCGCTGGCAGTAACACAGATGTTGCTGGTGTTTCGATAGCTGAAGGAACTGCGCCATCAAATATAAACAATGCTATCAGGGCATTAATGGCACATTTAAAGGATATGGATGCTGGGACACAAGCCTTAACATCTCCCGCTTTAACAAGTGCAACAATTACTAATGCTACTTTGGGCGGGTTAACTTATCCAACATCAGATGGTTCTGCGAACCAATATTTACAAACGAATGGAAGTGGTGCTTTATCTTGGTCAACTGTAGCAACAACTACAAACCTCGCATCAGCGGTAACCGGAACTTTGCCCGTTGGCAATGGTGGAACTGGCGCGACCACTTTAACTGATAATTCTGTGCTTACTGGTACTGGAACAAGCGCAATAACTGCTGAAGGCAATTTAACCTTTAATGGCTCTACACTGGCTGTCACCGGTGATGTAAGTGCAAGCGGAAGTTTTATTATTGGCAGCGCTAGTATTGCAGAGGCGGAATTAGAGCAAATTGACGGGGTAACTGCCGGAACAGTATCAGCATCAAAGGCGGTGGTTGTTGATTCAAATAAAGATATAACAGGGTTCAGGAACATAACTAATACCGGAAGCATTACTGCTTCTGGAAATATAACTGCTTATTCTGATGAAAGGTTAAAATCAGACGTTAAGACAATTACAAATGCTTTAAATAAAGTCTTAAATTTACGCGGTGTTACATATACTAAAAGCGCTGAAAAAGGAATGGGAGTTATTGCTCAAGAAGTTGAGCCAATTATTCCAGAGGTTGTTTCAGATGGAGAATACAAGTCTGTAGCATACGGAAATTTAGTAGGTGTTTTGATTGAGGCGATTAAAGAATTAAACATTAAAATCCACGAAGTAAAGGAAGGGTGTAATTGTAATGCCACTTAGTTATTCGTCAGGACAAGCGATAAGTTTTGGAGCTATAAGAGATTACCATAGCGGAAGTGGTGCTGTAAGTATGCGAGACTTTGCCAACGGCGGTTCTTTAATTCACAAACCTACTTCTGATGCTGGATCAACAGAGCAAGGCTACAATACTATGCCAACGCAAACACAATTAGATGCTGGCACACATAGTATTAATATTAATGACCATCTAAGAACTACTTATGCTAGATCAACTTGTAGTGTTTCGTCTGTAAGCGATTCAGGATCAAGTAGTTTTTCACCTAGAAGTTGGGTGGGCGCTAATCCAACTAATACTGGTCAGCAAGGTGGGTACAGTATTAATTGGAGTACTGGCGGTGTGTCCCACTTAGAAAATTATCTAGGTTATGGCATTACTTGGAATGGTGTGTGTAATATTACCTTTCAAGTAAATACTAGCGGATATTACTACATTAAAGGTTATGCTGGTGGCGATGGCGCACATACCCATAATATACAAATTTCAGGAAGTGGCCTTCTTAGTTCAGATGTAAATGAAAATTGGAACACTCCTAATGGTGGCTATGCATATTCAACCAATCACAGAGTGCAATTAAACACATCAAGTTTTACAGTTAGAGTAGCTCTAGCATCAGCGCAATATTCTAATTGGCAAGCAAGTATTTTTTATCTAATGCCAAATGGGGATATAGATACTGCAAGTAAAGGCAGTAATTATAATCATATTTATTATTAAGAATTAACTAATGACAATATTTTGGGTTCTTCTGGTTTTTATAAATAACCAGCAAGTGGCCGAAATATCATTTTCTGATATTGATACTTGTATTGAGTACTCAAGCAAAATAACACAACAAAACACTAAGCAAGTCATAGCCGGGTCGACTTATGTTAACGCGCTTTGTGTACCTAGAAAAAAGGAAAAATAATGGATTTTGGGATTTTTGTAGATGCGATCATAGGTGTTTTAATATGTGTTATTGGGTACTTATGGAAAAGCCAAGCGGATCATATTTTGCGCATTGATATTCTTTTAAATCGAACAAGAGAAGATTTTGCTAGTCGTACTGAAGTCAAAGAACAAATGGATAGAGTGTTAGAATATTTGCACCGCTTGGAGGATAAGTTGGATAGACTTAATGATAAATAATGGTTGTAGCGGAGGTATTAACTGGGATTAGCTTAGTCAAAGCAAGTGTTGATTTTATTAAGTCAAACATCAACACCGCTAATGATATAGGGCAAATTGCAAAACAAATAGACGACCTATTTTTAGGCGAGAAACAAGTCCAAAAAGAAAGGAATAGAAAAGGTAGCAAGCACTCATTTTCAAAACAATTAGGAGTTGAAAGTGTTGCTCAAGAAGTTATTGATTCAAAACTGGCTCAAGAGCAAATTCAAGAAATAAGCACATTAATTGATATGCGATTTGGCCACGGAACTTGGGCGGGGATTATTGCTGAAAGGTCTAGAAGAATACAAAAAGCCAAAGCGGAAGAGAAGGAATATAGAAAGCAGAAATTGAAAAGACGCGAACAAATAACCGATACCGCAGTTATGATAGGTATAATTTTAGGTGCAGTTATGATAGTCGCCGGTGTTGCAGTGATAATTATTATAACTCTTTAATGATTAGTAATACAAAGAATGGTCGGATTGCAGAATATATTGCTGGTGCAAGTTTAGAAGAACAAGGTTTTTCAACTGCTTTTTGCCAGCAAGATGGCATTGATATTTTAGCTTTTAAAGATAAAGATTTTTATCGCGTCCAAGTTAAAGGCTCTTTATTACGGAAAAAACAAGGCTACCTTCATCATCAATTTAATTTATCAATAAGCGGTAAAAAAAGACTGCCTAACATAAATGATTACGATCTTTGTATGATTGTTAGCTTGTATGCCCGGCGGTGCTTTTATATGCCGGTGGAAAGTATAAACAGCCTTACTTTACGTAAGACATTAAGATTTTTTGATAATCGCTACATTGAGGAAGAAAGCCTCACAAAGACTTTAGATATTATTCATCAAAGACAAGAAAGGACTGAGATAAAATGGAGACATTAAGGCAACAATTAATCCGTCACGAGGGTCTGCGGTTAGAGGTTTATGAATGCAGTAATGGATATAAAACTATTGGTGTGGGTCGAAATATCCAAACTAATGGAATCACTGAAGATGAAGCACATTTAATGCTTGATAATGATATCAAAAGAAGTGCAGCAGAATTGGAGTCATTTTCTTGGTGGGAAGAGCTAGACCAAGTTCGTAAAGACTGCCTTATAAATATGGTCTTTAATTTAGGTCTGCCAACTTTTAAAAAATTTAAAGGAATGCTGAGTCCTATTGAAAATAAGGATTTTCAGCTTGCCTCTTTGGAGATGTTAGACTCGCGTTGGAGTCGTCAGGTAAAGGGACGGAGCAAGGAATTATCTGAGCAAATGAGGACAGGGCAAAGACAAGATGGATAATAATGATAACGATTTAATTCCAGAAAA